ATGTGTCTTGGTTTACCATACTAATAGTATATATTTGTTATTTCAATATTATGCAAAATACAATCTCCACCGAACAGTTAAATTTTCATGATTTTTTAGTCCTGCGGTGGTTCCGTTATCCTTAATTTTTAATATATTCTCATTAAATACTTTTTTAGCAAATAATTTATATCTTAGGGGGTTCAAGTAAGTTCCGGTTTCTTCCGGGTATCTTCGGAATGCGTATGGTGGATTATACCCTAGTTCTATATTTTTATTTAAATCATATGACCACAAACCTAATTGAGTGATCCCTCCATATAGATTAGCCAAGGTACAGTCGCCGGATGCAATCGTTACAATGTAAATTAATTCTCCATTAGAAGAAACATTTACAGATGATGTAACTAGCCCATTTAATGGGTTCGTACCACTAGTAACATTTACATAACCTCTAAAATCCATAGACCCTACGGTATTAAAATTACCAGAAACATTGGCACTTACGACAGTAGTATAAGGCTCAAATCCACTCACGATTCTTACATTTATGCCACCAGATGGAGGATATGCTCCGTCTAGTAAAGCTCCAACCGTAGATGGAATAACATCTATAGTTTGATTCAAAACATTTATTTTATTTACTATAGTATCTTTAAAAGGTATTAAATTTGTATTTTGTCTAAAGTTTTCACTATTGTAAAAAGAATTACTTGCTTCTTCCGTAGTTGTTATAGTAGTATAATAAGGCACAGATGAACTATAAAGTCCTACCGCATTCTCAAAATTTATAGCAAAATCATAGAACTTTCTACTTCCTGAATCATCATTTGGAATAGTAAGTAGCCCATAAGGGTCAGTTAAAGTGGGGGTAGTGTATCCCCATGCAACCCCTCTACCATCATTTAAAATGGCATAGCTATTGTTTTCAGCAGCAAATATTTTTTCTGTTATCCCTTGAATATAACTAGGTACATTACATTGGCCTTCTATATTTCTTCCGTATGCGGAAACAGTACCGTCTGTTTTTAATACTAAAGTATGGAAAGCTCCAGTAGCTACATCTTTAACAGATGATAGGTTACCTGCATAAATTGGAATATTTGGAATTGTATGGATTGGATCTGATAACCCAGCTCCCCATTTAACAATTGTACCATCTGATTTTAATGCATAAATAACTTGTTTGTATACAGAAATATCTACAAAACTACCTTGCATAGTAGCTATTGAATTTGGAGTTGTGTCACCCACAGTAAGACTAAGGTTATTCCAAGATGACACATACCCATTTGTTTTTAATGCAACTCCGAGAGCTAAACCTACTACAATAGAAGAAACAGAACTTAATGTAGGAGGTATATAATTTTGATATCTCCAATTACCCCAAAGGAAGGGTTTACCATCAGATCTTATTCCTGCCGCAGCACATCTAGATATATCTGAATCATAATAAGATATTGCAACACAACTTCCTTGTAATTCTACAGGCACTGCACTTACTGCTGATAGATCAGTGGTTACTCCAAATGGAACGGAGCTTACATGTCCTGTATTAGTTAAATACAAAGTTCCATAATTACCTTGGACTAATGTAGATGTTGCTCCCTGCAAAGCTGCTGGAACGGCAGAATTAGAACCAAATCCACTAACATACCCAGCAGAAGTTACAAACTTAACACTATAGTCATTACGAGAAAAATCAGAAATACCTGTCAAATTTAAAGATGAAAAGCCTAAAATATTATTGGTCGTATTTGTCCCCCATCCAGATACCGAGCCATCATTCATGAGAGTTATTGTGTTTGCTCCGGGGGAGACTGCAATTTTCTTTACATTTGGTAATCCTCCCGGTGTAGTAATCGCGGGAGTATATACTGTCGCTGTTCCCACACCCCAACCATAAACAGAAGATCCTGTTATTACATAATTGTGTTGAGTAGTGTTTAAAAGTGTACGATGTACTGGATTACTTAGTTTTGTGGCACTAGGAACAGCATAACCAGTAATATTAGTTAAATTTGTTTGTCCTTGATCTGCACCCGGGGCAGAATCAACCATCCAAGAAGAAACAGTATTATTATTTAATATCGCAGCGGCATGATAAGAAGACCAGTTAGATTTTATTTTTTTAACAGATCCTTGAATAGATGTAGGTGCTTGGGTGTATGTTATAGAGGATGCTCCCCATGCAGATACAGTTCCATCTGTTTTTAGTACAACAAAGAATGTATTACCACCTTCAACGCTAGATACCGCCGAAGCATAACTACTAGGATAATTTCTTATTCCAGTATTTCTACCCCAAGATGATAATTCATAAGAGCTAGTAATTGCAAACGATGTATACTGCGTTGCACCTACCCCCACACATGAAGGTAATAAAGGTACAGTAATTTCTCCAAATTGATCTAGACCTCCCCAACAAGAAACTGTACCGCTTGGGTCTAATGCTACAAAGTGATAATTTCCTGCTTTAATAGAAGATACTAAACCAATATTCGTTGGTATCTTATAGTTTGTGTAAGTAGAATTATTTCCCCATCCTAAAGTAAACCCACTTGTATTTACATATTCAACAATAGTATTTACTATTGTACCAACAACTTCTTCTGGTAATGTAATACCATTAAAATTTACTAAGTATGTATCTGTGGGGATCGGTGCATTTGGTAAATACGCAGGAGGTGTATATGATGATGCTCCAGATGAATTTGTAGCTACTACCCAAACTTCACTAGCATTGGTTCTTCCATACTTCGGTGCTCCTGAATTTTGATGAGCATTGTAGTAATAGTGTAACGGTGCTTTTCCAAAAGATACTGCTTTAATAGTAAAGTTAGAAACATCATATATTGAGGATGCGGAACTTATAGTGTTTAAATCAGGAGGAATTGTCATCATGTGAGAAATAATTTCTCCTGCTCCGTCAACAATCATATTGTTATCAGAGTAAATAACCTCCTCAAAAGAAGTTCCAAAATCTTTTATTATTTCTACTTTTCCTTTTATCATCGGCGTATATCTATTAAAGTGTATGCAGTAGTTGATGCAGCTTCTGTGGTAGATCCAAATTTCGGATGGTATCTATATTCAGTTCTGCTACCTCCACTAGTTCCTAAATCAGTTGATGTAATACTTGCAGTTCTAGAGCCTAAACCACGCATGGTATCTCTAAAGAATAAAAATATTTTTTGAATCTCTTCTTCGGTATACCCTAAAGTAAAACCATTCAAAGTTGTATCTTGTAATAAAACTTTATCAATCAACATATACTGTTCCCCTGTTGTATCATTAGGAGACATCATAATATCAATTGAATAAGATTGGTCTAACCTGTGGATTTGCTGTCCGTTATTATAATAGTTTGGAATGCAAATTGGTCTATTTAAAGTATTAAAATAAATTGACTGTACATTAAATTGACTTGCTTTAATATTCCTTAATGAAAGTAGCGTTTGCGTTTGTTCTGCACAAACTGAGCCTATAGTTTCTGGATCTACAGGTATTATTGGGGTGTTTAGCACATGAACTAAATTATTTTTAATGTATGCGGGAGTTAGGTCAGATACTCTATTTATTACCCACTTATAATTTGGACTCCACGACCATACATATCCATTTTCAGGCTCTGTATGGATCCATGTGTGTATTGCAGCACCACCGTAGGATGTTCCAGTATTTCTACCGATAAAGTGAGGTATATTTAAATTAAATTCATGATCAGGAATTAATTTATTTTGAGTCGGTCCATATTTCTTTAAGTTAAATTTTAATCTGTGTAATCCCACATTATTAAACCAAGTTCTTACTTTTATTAATGTGTTATCTATAGCAAAGTCTTCTAAGTTTTCTGTTTCATAAATAGAATCTATTTTGAATATAGAGAAATAATTAGTATTACTTCCTGATGGGATGATAAACTCTACGCCACTGAGTAAGTGTGGATTTCTTAATTCAAATCGGTCAATATAAAAATCAGCGGCAGTGCTTGCCACATATGTTCCTGACAAACTAGCTGCGGCACTATTTCTAAACAAACTAGTAGAATCTAGTTTTGTTTCAGATCCGAAACTTGAAGTAAACAATGCAGGGTATGCTATTGCAGCAGACCCGTCAACAGTAAGCTCACCGTTAAATAATCCCGGACCAAAAGAATGTGAGAATAAATTAAACCCACCATTGTCCCGCCTAGAATCTCTAGTTAAATCATGATAACCAAAGTCATTTATGTAGCTAAAGTAAAGTTGGTGTAAATCTCTACCAAATTCAAAATCAAAGAAATTTTGTTTACTATTAGGTAAAGTATCTAAACTAGAATTAACTACAGATTGTATTACATTGTATACTGTAGGATCTAACCCATAAAAATTAGTAACTTGTGTGCCTATAGAAGACGCAACCTGCTGCTCTGCTCTTTGTAAGAATTTAGAGTGTATTAATGGGATAATTGGATTGCAATCTGATCTAGTAGAGTATCTAAAGTATGAATCGTCCGTTATTGAACTTGCGCCACGAATAGGGAATGTGCTAGATGTAGCTACCCCATTATAAGTATTTAATGATCTTAAATCTTCACACCTATCATAAACTTCAGGTATTGTTATCAACGATAAATTATCGTATAACCAAGATTGATAAGTTGCTATTGGAGTAAATTTATTAGAAGATGGAATGTACCCTAATGGTTTATATGTGTCGTAATTTTTGACAGATGACGGAGCTAAATATCCCGGCATATTAAACCCAGTACGATCATACCATCCCGACTTGGGTAATAAATTTTTGTAGTTTCTCCTTCTAATATTTGTTCTATTTACGGAACTAAGCGCAACATCAGAAAAATCGGTTATTTCATCAACTTGTGATCTGGAGAAAGTTCTCCCTAGTGAAGACATATTAGAGCCTAAGCGAACAAATCCAGAATTAAATGTTGATGCTGTGAATATATCCGCAGAAGGAGAATAATTTATTTTTATAGAATTATACTCATCGTAATCAGCGGTATCAGTATCTTCTAAACCAACAGATATCAAAGGTATCGCATGCGCGGGGGTGAATTCATAAACAGATCTAAAAATACTCTTTAACCCTTCAGATGTAAATATGTCATTAGAATATTTATTAAAATCAAAAGAGCTAGCTTGCAAAGCTAAATTAAATGAAGATGATTTACCACTCCATAAGGGTAAATATTTTACTTTATCCTTTTTAAAATTAGATAAGATATCATTTCTGTTTGGTGGAGTTAGTGAGCTAGGTGTAAAAATTAACCAGTTGTTATTAGTGGATAGTGAAGATTGAGAATCCAGAGTGTTTTCTAAAATTAAATTTTGAAATGCTACTACCACATCTACACTTACACCAAAGCATAAAAGCCTATCAACAAAATAATTTACTAATCGTTTATCTAATCTGCAATATCTATAGTATTTTTCTAATTCCCATGGAGGTAGCACATTTATTACATTTCTATAAGAAAATCTTCCGTTAGCGTCAAAAGGAACATTACCTACATAGAAATTTTGCGGGTATAATAAATAAGCCTGATAAATAATTGAATCAACCACAAATCTAACATTAGTATCCATATCATTTGGTGAATAATTTGGAATACCAAGTGCTTGAGATCTTTCTATAGTCCAAGTACTGAAATTAGATAATGCACTAGATTCTGTAGATAAACAGTAATATAATAAATTAGGAATATACGATTCGTATAGCTCTTCTATCTGAGAGCTTAATGCAAAAGAAGTTTCTCCAAAGGTAGATTGTAAAACTAATTCTAATCCTTTTTTAGTACCTTTAGATTTATAAATATTTATTGCATTTTTTAGTTGTATTCTCCACTTATCTGGATTATTACCAATCAACTCCCAAGAAATTAAGTCTGCTATTCTAGGCAAATATTCTTCTGGGCATCTATCAATATCGTACAATAAATTTAGATTATTTATTTGATTATTAACATCATATAAAGAGTAACTAATTGCCGTCAAAAATTTTGTAAATGGGCCAGCTATAACCTTTTCTTTACTAACAGTCTGCGTCGTATTGTATAATTCAAAAGCATCACGAATTCTATAATCTGTACTATCGCTCAATAATGGGGAATAAAGTACATCAATTAAAGTATGTAATTTATCCAACTGTTGAGTACCACTTACATATTTTCCAGTGCCACTCAAATAAACTGATGGTATTAATTGTTTATTACCAAATAAAGAACAAACATTGTAATTTCTCCAAATGTAAGTTGTTACATCTTTAAGAGCTTCATTTAGTGTAATTGGATTTGAATAGTATAATTCATTTACTAATCTATCTGATACAATAGTAGAAGGGGAATAAGTTAATCCACCATTAGCGGATGTGTTTAAAATATACATCCAAGATAAATTAGATATCAAATAATCATGGGCTGCTGACGCTGATCCTAACCCAAAAAGATAGTTGGGTTTATTTAATCTAATATTTGGTAATAGTGTCGTATCAACAAACTCTTTAAAGGCGGAAACTCCAGCAAAATCTTTTAGAGAGTAACCTAAAGGATCTAGTATCTTTTTTTGGAATTCTTGAACAGTTACATTAGTAAGATTATTTTGCTTTATAAAAAATTGCGATGTTCCTGAAAAAGTGGAGAATTGGGAACCTTTCCCGACCGCAGAAATATTAAATACAGAATTTATATTTTTTGCTAAATTTATATGAGATTCTATTATGACATCTAATGGAGAATAATCAAGACCAGATAAAGTAGTATCTTCATTGAAGTATACTTTAGGTGTTAAAATTTCTAAAACATCAACATAATTCCTTTTAAAGAATTTTCTTTCCGATGTTTCTTGATTTAATTTGAAGCTCATTATATCCCTACTACATTAATAACAAAGTTATTTAGTTGCACTATCTCATTAAAATCTACAAATATATCTGAATCAAAATTATCTACAGTAGCAAATCGAATTTCTTGTATCGACAATATTGATCTAACTACTTCAGATAAATACACAGGTTTTCCAAAATCAAAATTATCAACACTAAAATATTGTAACAATTGATTTCTAACTTTAGCTTTTATATTTTCCTCATTAGTTAGTAAATACTTATCTACTGTAATCGTTACAACCAAATCTAAAGTTCTAATGACACCATCAACAATTACAACTTCATCTGTAAGCATTTTCTTAGAATCTATAGCCTCTAGTAAATCCTTTTTAAATTGAACTGTAGCTTGTTGTAACTGAATATTTGATGCTACTTGCAGTAAATACAAGTCAATTATATTAGCAGAACTATAAGCATCTCGAACTACCGCTTTAGCTTTTCCAGTTGCTCCGCTATTACCCGCAAAAGTATTTGCAAAAGTAGCATAATCCTGTGCAGTAACTAATCTGTCCTGTGTTTTAAATACTAGAGGTCCATACTTTTTAGCTTTTTGAACTGTTTCTGCATCTTGACCTCCTGAAGCTACTGAGGTATTTTCAACTACCCCTGATTCTCCACCATCAGCAGATATTGTAACATTTATAACTTCATTAGCAATATTTCCTCTAGTTCCACCCCCTATTCTATATGTTATTGTATAAGTAGAATTTACAGGAACTGCTGCACCATTTACACCATCACCGAAAACAATCGTTGCGGAGAAATCATCAGAATAAACTACTTCAAAAACCTTTTGTCCTGCCCCAGACACAGAAAATAAATTATCAACTTGAGTCCAATTACCTATAGCGGTAACATCGGCTGAATCTATGAACACATTAATTGATTTTTCTGGGATTGGAGATTCTGTTAATGATATGGTTTTGTTAGCTTCATTAGTAGTAAAGGTCCCTTGTTGGGAAACTAACGATCCTTCTAACAACATTAAATTATTCCAAAAAACACCTGCACCAGCAGTAGATTCAGATTTCAATAATTCTAGACTAGCTGTAGAGTTCACTCCCAAAATTTGACCATTTTGTGTTTTGTATAAAGTGTAAGTAACTTGTCCACCATCCTCTGGAGAAGTTACAGTAAAAACTCGGCTAGATGGAGATATAGTTATGCTAGATGCTGCTGTAGCCTGATTTAAGGTTAATGATGCATTAGCAGCAGCAGATACTGGGCCTTTTAATTTTATGCCAAGAAGTTCTAATAGTTTGCGAACATTATTTCTACTTTTAGCTGTAGAGATATAATTTTCATGTGCTAACATATCAGCCTTCATGGACATCACTGCACCCATGTAAGCTACTAATTCTATTAACATTACCCCAAGGTCAGATTCACTAAAGTTTTGATATTCTTGAGGATATACTGCACGAATATATTCTATTAAGGAATCTCTTAAAGTTTCAAAATCCGTAGCTGCAAAATTTATTAACGCAGGTTTATTTCCATCAGGATATTCTGATAACTTTAAAAAATCTGATTTTACTGTTCCATTAAAAACCACTATACACCTACCTTTACTGTAATGTCTGATGGGGAATCATTTGAGTTTTTTAAAGTAAATGATAATGAAATTTGTAACCCCGGTATACCTGCATAATCAATTTCATTTAATGAAACAATAGATAACTTTGTTATTTGAACTTCTGGTAAGAATCTATCTATTGCTCTAGTTATTCTTTCCTTCATTTCTGCAAATAAAAACTCGTCTAATGGCTCAAACAAAAACTGTCTCAAATCTAAACCATAATCAGGAATCATAACTCTCTCACCCGGGAAAGTATTTAGTAATTGTTTTAAATTACCTTTTGCCAGATTTAACCCTGATTGTTTTGCAAAATATCCTTTATTAAATGTATTTGGTGTTAGCCCTACTCCAATAGGGAAGTTCAACCCGTATACTTTAGGTTTTTCTGAGATTATCTCTCTTTTTTGTACTCTGGGTACTTGAGTTCCGTATACTATTGCCATATTATGTTAAATCTATGTTTTTGAAGAATCCTTTTTGAGAATCGAAATTTGATCTAATCTCTGTATTAGTTAGCCCTTTAGAATAAAATTTCAAACTTCCAACATATCCATTTAAACCAGAATTAATTCCGTGCCCCTGACCCATGAACTTAATCCCATCAGTAAACCCACCACCCACAATCCAAGGAGTAAATGACCCATTACTAACTGAAGGTCCTGAACTAAAACTTGGAGATCCAGTAGAGCTTAATGAATAACTAAAACTATTAGACTTAGCAAAACTAGGAACATTAAAGTTTGATCCTATAGGCAAGTTAAATGTTTGAGATAGACTAGCTGAAATCATCTGAACACCATCAACAAACATAGCTATATCGTCTTTTACTGGATCGACAGAAATTGCGAAGTGCATGAACTCAGAGGATACATTAAATACTCGTTTTGATGTTCCCGGAATTGTTGATGACAAAGGTAGAGCTAATTTTAGAACTTCGTAATCAGAAGTACAGCCATCTACGCTAGCTTTATTTATAAAACCAACATTAGAGGTATTGACCGATCTAGTTGGTGCAATGTAAAATACAGAATCCGCAGCAGGATTATCCGAGGTATTATTAGAAGGAATTAAATTTTTAGTTATTTGCCTGTCTCGGGTAAACCCTATCATCATACCACGAACCGTATCAATTGAATTATCAAAAGGTGCTTTGTAAGGATCTTGTAAACTACTTGGCCCCCCAGTATTTTCACAGGCTAAAAGTAACCTATGGTAAGATGATACTGAGTATCCTGTTGTAGAATTAACTGAAGTTGTGGCTGAACCAGCATATGGCAGATGCAGCCATGCTTCTACAGTAAACCCTGATTTTCTGTATGCTAAATTGTGGAATGTTGTGGTATTAGGTAATCTAACATAGTTGCCGTAAGTTGATATATTTCCAGCAGCAGTTAGTTTAGTTATACCAGTTAAATAGGGAATTCCTAATCCTCGTGTGAAAATACTACTAGGATTAAGTCCCACTAGTTGAGCATTGTTTACATTATTTCCATCGGATGCACAATTTAGTATTTTATATTCCGAAGACCCGGGAGTCGTTGATTCTCCCTGCAAGAAGTTGTAGATAGCAGTTAAGTTTTCTGTGACTACGGAATCTGATAATGACATCACTGTGCCCTGCGTTTGAGTACCATCGTTATCGTATATAATGGAACCTTTACCTACTATGGGCACAACTAGATGTTGTAAGAATGGCGTGTTTTGAGCCTCCTGTGCTTTAACGAATTTTGCAGTAACAGGCAACACAACACCAGAAACTTCACCTTGTTCAAATACTAGGTTCTTTTGTTTTTCAAAAGCAACAGGGAGATTTAAATCTTTTAGATAAGTAAAATCATTAATTGGAACTTTGCCCAATCCAAAAGCAGGATTAGCTCCTAAAATGTATGGAGATCTAATTGCGACTTCTATCTGTTTTTTTCTTCTGTTTATCTTACTCTCATGCTGTGCCGCTACAGAAGTTAAACTTTCAATAGTGTTAATAACTATAGCAGAATCCTCATCATTACCAAGACTAATCAATTCTCCTATTTGAGCAGACACATCATAAATGTGCTTATCTCTTTGACCCTGTAAAACTTGTAAAAAATGGTCAGCTTTGTAATGTTCTTGTATTGCTGGGCTTTCGTCTATTTTATCTAAATCAAATACTGTATCTATATAAGAATTTAAATCTTTAAGAGATACTATACTACCTTTTCCTCCTATGTTAGAAGGGAAATTAAACTTGTATTCTTCTTCGGGAAGAACTACACCCGTCACGCGAGGAACTCCTCCAGATTGTGAATCATAATAAAGACCATCAATGGACAATAAGAACTGCCCTTTTTTGGATTTAGGAGGTCCGAAAACTAATCTAAATACTGGTTCTTCTGGTTGTGTAGGAGCTATTGCGCCATATGCAGACAAGCTAGGATCTAAATAGATTGGCTCTAATTCTGGGTCTATAGATCTCTCATATAAAATTTTATCAATGTTAGCTAATGCATCATCCGCTTTTTTTATAAAATCTAAAGCATCACTAATTTGAGCTTGAGCCGTAGCTAATACACTAGCGGCATAATTCGCATCTCTATTTGCTTGTATGGATGCAGAATTTTGAAGTTTTTGGTATGCACTTAGTTGGTTTAAACATTCTTTGATCGCGGCTAGCTCACCCTCTATGGCTTGATAGTTTTGAGTGATTGCAGCTCCAATACCAGCTAATCCTCCAATTACACCAGCAACAGTTCCTAAAACTTCATTCAAGTTGGATGGGCCAAAGATAGAAACAAGTAATTTATTAAAGTCCTCTCTTATCCCTAATAATCTATACACAGCAGCTTTGACTGCTGCAATTAAATCTAATGCTGCTTGTTTCCCTTGTTCTATGGCTGCGGACAATGCTCCTAAAAAAGTGGATGGGAGCAACTGAGCAGCAAAACTCCCTGCTATCTCTAACATACATGTAGGAACACCGAAACTAGTTCCCAAGTCTTCTAATGGGCTACCACCTCCAGTTCCTAATAAATCTGCTGCTAATCCTAAATCAAATGCCATAGTAGTTCCTTATACAGGAGTATTTAAGTTTATGGTAGCTCCATCTATTAAAATAGGAGCTATTCCGGTTACACCAACTCTCAAATCACCACCAGCAATTCTAACCCCTTGTCTACCACTTAAGTTTAATTGTCCGTCTGTGTGAAGATTCATAGTAGTTAAGGGGCCTCCTGCTGCTGTTATATTTACTGTAGATATAGAATTAGGTGTTGGAGTTCCTACAAATCCAGTTAGAGGATCAGGTCCTGCTATTATATTTATACTACTATTTTGAGATTTTATATTTATTGTTCCACAAGTCGGATCCCCCGGATATGCTCCGTTTAATCCTGTAGAAGCATTTTCTATATTTATCTGGTTGCCATCCTCGATTCTCATATTTACATTCCCCTTGGAAGCAAACATATTAATTGAGCCTGTGGCATAAATACTAACAGTATATGATGTGCTTAACCCCCCTAAAGTAGAGTTTGGAATTTCTTGAAGTTCTATGGCAGCTACCTGACCAAATAAACCATCCCCAGTCTTAACAACTATATTATTTTTCTTAGGGCCATCTTCCAAGCTGATTAATTTGCCCCCTGCTGTTTGAAGATAAACTCCTGTATCTTTTATACCTTTAGTATCTAAATCGTGAGATATCTCTATGGAGTGTTTACCGGGACCTATTAAGGAAATAGATTGAGGCACTCCAAGACTTCCTATTGTTTTATCCATCAAATTAGGAGGAGTATTTTCATCTGTTCTTTGTGCTAATCTAGCTCCGGGTTGGGGTGTAGTAATCGTTGCTAAATAATAAACTCTATTAGATCCAACAGCATCGCTAGTTTGACACGCTAAGATTTGTGATCCTGCTGGTGGGAGTGATACAAAACCTACTTCTTGATTTTGATTAAAGTATGGAGAAGTATGCTCTACATCATAAATATCAGCAACCTCGGTCTCGCCGTAAGCTCTGTACATTCCAACAGTAGTTATTCCAGATATCTTATCGCTTCCAATTGGAGGCATTACAGTTAATCTTAGTATTTTCATATTATGACCTAGGTTGTATTACCAAGGGTATTTCTAGTCTAATGTCTTTTACAATCCAAAACTCGGAGGATAATTCATCATTTGATATAGTGTGTTTATATCCTAGAATTGACCACATTCCATTAAATGATCGCGTGATGAAATTTTTTCTATCATAAGGAGGCACATTTGTCTCCTCTAATAATAATATGATAGGAGGTAATGAATTAGCAGGGCCTGAGAGATAAAAAATAGGTAATGTTTTTACATACCCCAAAAATGCATTATTAACTACTTTGGAAAACATAGTTAAATATTGCAAGTAAGGATTCACATTTTCGTGACTACCAACAATAATTTTTATTTTTCCTGATGATTGTAAAGCAGCAGGAGTACTGGGAGTATTCCTCTGTTGTTCTAGTTGTTGAGCTAAAAACATTACGATATCATTAATACCTGATTCTTTTTCTTTTTCCGATAAAGATAAGAATTTTGAGTCTTCTAATAATACTTTAAATACTTGACCTAGTTCTAATGAATCGGGTGCTGGGATGGATGTATTTGCTATTCCAACTTTTAACTTTAAATCATCTAAAGAACCTGAAGTAATGAATGAATTTAATTGATCTTGTTTAATTTGAGGACCATTAGAATTATGAATTAAATTTAATGTATCCTTACTTTGCCAGACTGATCGTAGCATTGCAAAGTAGTAATCATTAAGATTTAAATCTATATTTAAAACATTAGATTCTGTTACTCCAGATTTAAAAATAGGAATAGATGCGTTTTTAAGATTTAGTCTCTTGTCATTTTTTAAAGCATAATCCCCATACGGGAATGTAGAAAAATTATTTGTGGCAGCTACATTTTGTCTTTTGAGAAACCATTTGCTAGCTAAATTTATTATATATTT